GCCCCGCTTCCCTGTTTGGAGGTACGTGGACACAGCTGCAGAACCGTTTCCTGCTTGGCGCTGGCAGCAGCTATGCAAATGGAACTACGGGCGGTGAAGCCGCGCATGTGCTGACTGTTGATGAAATGCCTTCCCACAATCACGGTTATCTGGATTACTGGACAGTTGAAAGCGGCGGAAATGCTGCTGACGGTTCCGGCCTGTATGCAGTGGCGCTGAACGGTGATGGAGGTGGATTGGGCGGGGTATCCAACTGGCGGTCTTACACGGCGAATACCGGCGGCGGAGTTGCCCATAACAACATGCCTCCGTACCTTGCAGTCTACATGTGGAAGAGAGTGAGCTAAATGATGGAAATCTATAACGAGCAGATGGAGCTTATCGAAAATCCTGACCTGTCCTTTGGTTATCTCAAGCTAAGTACCCGCACCGAACACCACGAAGCTATCGAAGGTGTGGAGGAAGTGTGGCACTATGAAACCATTGCAGAATATCCAAATGGCGGCAAGGATGTTGAAAAGGTGATTGACGTTCCCGGTGTGGAAGCTAAAGACGCATGGGATGAAGAAATTCAGATTCAGGTCTATGTGCTGTACACGCCGGAGGAGCTTGAAGCCATTGAAGCGCAGAAGAACAAGCCCACCCTTGAACAGCGTGTCACAACACTGGAAGAAAAGGTGGACGGGGAGATGGAAGATCAGCAGGAGGCACTGAATCTCCTTGGCGTATACCTGTAAATATCAAGCACCATTTTCGGGACTTCCCGAATATGGTGCTTTTTCATGCCGCCGTAGCTCAAGAGGCAGAGCAGCTGTTTTGTAATCAGTGTGTTGGGGGTTCGATTCCCTTCGGCGGCTCCAGCACGGGCTTGGCACCCCGTGTTTTTTCATAAGGGCCTCCTTTCTTCATAAGCCGCGGCCCGTAAAAGCGGCTCCGTGATTGACGCACGGCCCCGGTGCGATTCCGGTTGGGCTTTGACTTTGGTGGACGCAGAATTGCGAACTCGGAAATGTGGGCGCGATCCTGTGTACTCATACAAAACCTGTGGGCCATTTGTTCCCGACATAAATGTCGGTCACATCTGGAACTCAAAACAAGGAGGAAACGAACATGGCAGAAACCCAGACGACCACTGCTACCACGACCACTGCTCCTGACACGGCAGCGGAAACCGCCGCTCAGGAACAGAACACCGCCGCGCAGCCCGAAACCGGCAATGAAGCCGGACAGCAGCCGGAAACCTACTCCGCTGCGGAGGTTGAGAAAATGATCTCTCGTGCCGTTGACCGTGCGACCAACAAGCTCGGCAACGAGAACAAGAAGCTGCGCGGCGATCTTGAAGCGGAGCGCAAGAAAAACATGTCCGAGAAGGAAATCAAGGCGCTTGAGCTTCAGGAAAAGGAAAAAGAAATCGCCGAACGAGAGCGCGAGCTGACCGTAAAGGAAAACCGCATGATCGCCCTCAAGGCCCTCCGGAGGGTCGGGTTGGACGACGGCAGCGACGATTCCCTCGAACTCGTCGATTTCGTGATGGCTGACGACGAGGACACGATCAACGAGCGCGTCAGCAAGCTCAATGGTCTGATCGAACGGAAAGTCAAGGCAAAGGTCGAAGGTGTTTTCAAAGCCAATGGCCGCACCCCCGGCGTAGGCAGCGACACCGCCGCGAATGCCGGAGGTCAGAACAGCCTTGCCGTGCAGCTGGGCCGCAACACGGCGAAAAACAACGAGGCAGCGCAGTCTGTACTCAATCATTATCTTGGAGGTAAAAAGTGATGAAGTTTTCCCACACTGCGGTCACTCGTACCGCTGAAATCCTGTACAACGACCACTATGTCGCCATGCCCTACGACTGCTCCAGCATCCAGGCGAACGAGCAGGGCGTGATCCCCGCGGGCACCATGATCCCCACCAACGATGCCACCGCCAAGGGCGTGCTGCTGCATGACGTGGTGAAGGCGGACAACCCCAACGGTACCATCGTGACCCACGGCTACATCAAGAAGGCCAAGATGCCCGCTGCTCCCGCTGAATCCGTGAACCTGCCCGGTCTCCATTTCATGGACTGATCCGGCGCAAAACTGACAACAAGGAGGAACAAACAGTATGGATGTGAACAAAATCTTTAACTCCAGGGCTATTGCCGACAACTGGACTGAGGTCGCCAGCAACAAGGAGCCCTATCTGGGCACCGGTTTCTTCCCTGACCAGAAGAAGGCCGGTCTCGACCTGAAATGGCTCAAGGGCCACAAGGGCCTGCCCGTTTCCCTGATGCCTTCTGCCTTCGATGCGAAGTCTACCTTCCGCGACCGCGTTGGCATTGAGCAGGTTGAAACCGAAATGCCCTTCTTCCGCGAGAGCATGCTGCTGAAAGAGAAGGACGAGCAGGACATCATGCGCATCCAGGACACCAACGATCCCTATGCCGCCACTGTGCTGGAGAACATCTTCGACGATACCCGCACCCTGATGGATGGCGCTGCCGTTGTGCCTGAGCGCATGCGCATGCAGCTGCTTGCGCCCCTGGGCGGCCATGTGGGCATTGAGATCGTGGCTGGCGGTGTGAACTACACCTACAACTACGACCCCGACGGCACCTGGAAGCGCGACCACTACATGAAGCTGGAAAGCGCCGAGGACAAGTGGGACGCTGCCGAGACCTGTGATCCCATCGCCGACATCGAGGCCGCCATCAACGCCCAGCAGGCCATTTCCGGCAATAAGCCCAAGGTGCTGCTGATGAGCCAGAAGACCTTCAAGCTGATGAAGGCCAGCAAGAAGGTGCAGAGCGGCATGCTGGCGCAGAACGTGACCGCCAACATCAACTACACCGACAAGCGCGTGAAGGCCTACATCGAGGAGGAGCTGGAGGTTTCCATCATCATCTACACCAAGATGTACAAGAAGGAAGACGGCACCACCCACAACTTCTATCCTGACAACATCATCATGATGCTGCCCAACGGCACCATGGGCAAGACCTGGTACGGCACCACTCCCGAGGAGCGCACCCTGATGAAGAAGAAGGATGCGGACGTGACCATCGTCAACACCGGCGTGGCCGTGGCTGTGACCATCACCGATGATCCCGTCAACACCAAGACCACCGTGTCCGAAATCTGCCTGCCTTCCTTCGAGTGCATGGACGAGTGCTATGCCCTGGAAGTGGCTGGCGAATAAGGTCAACATCCGACCCTGAAAGGAGAATGCTGCAATGGCTATCACTTTTGACCATGCCGTGAAGTACCACGGCAAGTATTACCCGCCCAACACCCCCATCGAGGAGCCTGAGACGGTTCCGGTTGAGGCAACCAACGCGGAAGCCGACCAGGCGGCCCAGAATGCCGCCCAGGAGCCCGCGGCGGCGGTGGATGAAGCAAATACCAATGAGGAGCAGGAGGCCCCTAAAAAGGCCGCCAAGAGCCGCAAAAAGGGTGATGCCTGATGAAGGCGGAAGAACTGATTGCGGCTGGCATTCCGCTCTCCGGTAGTGATGCGGTTGCAGTTCTCCGTGCGGAAGCGGCGCTTGACTGGATGCTGGAGCATACCACCCTCCAATTTGACAAGGCGGATGCAGCGTCTATCGAGGCGCTGCCCGCCTGCGCCAAGCTGTTTGTGGAACAGTATTCCGACATCATCAAGCGGCGCGTGGGCGTGGCAAGCCAGAGCATCGAAGGCCTGAGCCAGTCGTTCAGCACGACGGACAAAAGCTCCGAGATCATGCAGGTTGCCAATAGCCTGCTGGGCGCTTACCTGAAATCCCAGGTGCGTGTGATCCCCGCCAAGAGGCGGTGGTGAGCATGGGCGTAAAGGTAAGCTACAAGAGCAAGGACGACGACTTTCCGAGCATGATCAAGCGGCTGGAAGCCCTCAACGGCGTTGCCATTGAGGTGGGCGTGCTGAAAGGCGAGAGCGCATGGCTTGCGTCCATCCATGAGTATGGCTGCGACATCCCTGTCACTGATAAAATGCGGAAGTACCTTGCCTCGCAGGGCTTGTACCTGCGCAAGGAAACCACGCACATCCACATCCCCGAACGCTCTTTCCTTCGTACCGGTTACGACAAGTACCGTGACGATGTGATGAAGAAGGGCCAAGTGCTTGTCAAGCAAGTGGCGGATGGCAAGATGACCCCACGGGGCTGCATGCAGGCCATTGGCATGGAGCTTGCAAGCAAGATCAAGGACTATGCGATTGAGCTGGACAGCCCCGCAAACCATCCCTTCACCACAGAGCAGAAGGGCAGCAGCAACCCGCTGGTGGACACCGGCGACATGATCGGCGGCATTACTTGGAGGAAAAGCAAATGAGCAGACAATACTTTGATTTTTCCGGCCTGATCGAGGACTATTCCGACAAGTTCACGGTCATCACCCACACGAAGGGTGGCTATGACGATTCGGGGGACTGGCAGGATGGGCAGGAGAAGCGCGACGAACTCACCGGCGCGATCATCAGCTTCAAGGAAAGCAAGGTATTCCGCTCTGATGGCAAGATCACGACCAAGGACAAGCGCCTGTTCATGCAGCAGGCGCTTCCTGATGCCCTTATGGGCGCAACCGTGGTGCACGACGGCCAGAAGTACATGATCGAATCCGAGCATGAAAATGCTACGTTCACGGGCGTGTACAGCTATTTCCTGCGGTATGTCAGCGCCTTCGACAAAGGAGGGGATGCCCATGCTTGACCTGAAAGCCATGCGGACGACGGTCGCCAAGGGGCTGAAAGCCTACATCAACGCGCCGGTGATTCGCAGCAGCCAGACGGCGGAGGCACCGGCCTACCCG